ATGCCTCCATTAAAAGCAAGAGAGGTTCCTGATGAACCTCTGTACCTAGTGTGCTTACACCAATAAGCGGCGCCACCAAACATCCTCCTCCAAGAACAGTATGCTTCCTCCCTATATAGCCTCAACCAATACCCTGTAAGTTACAACCAGAGAAACCTATACGGTGTCCCCTAAGAGGGACACCTCTACCAAGAGACAACACACCACACCAGGAGACAACCTACATGCTCGAAGCATACCTGATATTCCTAGCAGCCTATTCCGCAGCAGTACTACTCCATGTATCTTACACCAGACTCAGAAAGGAGCCGTCATCGAAACAGTCCTCATCATAGCAGTTCTCTTCCTGATATTCGCAATAGCTGTATACCTAAGAGCACAATAGAGAAGAGCCTCCTCCTACTAGCAGACCACAACTCACCGTGGACTACTAACAAGAGGGGGCTCTCATATTCTAAACTAACCTCTTCTAAGTTCCCAATGAGGATAGTCCTTGAAGCTATTCCAGTCACCACCCCAAGACAGAGTGTAACCTTGCTTCTCTTCAGGAGTAAGCTCAGCCCATGTTTCCTTGATGAGTATAGCTAGCTTTTTGAAGCTAGCTATGTTCTTCCAGTCCAGAGGGTATGGTACTACATCTATAGCTAGTGACGGTGAGACATTGTGCTTGCTTCTTGGAAAGAGTAACTTAGAGGTTCCATTCCTATAAGCCTCGTTCTGTTCCTTCTCTCCTCTATGACCACATATCACGGTGAAGTCTAGCTCTTGCTTAAGCAGGGCTTTGTACATGAGGACTTGTAGGGGAGGAGCACACTGACTGATGTTGGCGGCTGACTTGTTTGAAAAGCGAAACATCTTACTTAGCCTTGAAGAGGATGGTCACCTTATCCTCTAGGTGTTCAAGTCTATCAGTGACCTTCTCTAGCTTAAGACCCACAGCAGAGAAAGCATCCTTGAATAGTTCTCTGTCATCAGCGGCATCTTTAAGCAAAGAGTTGATGTGCCTCTCTTGCATCGGAAGTACATGCTTAACCATGATATTATAAGCACCCCAAAGGACAAGAGCTACAAGAACTATCAAACCTCCAGGCTGAGCAAGAGCAGTAATGGTTGTGACTATGAGTTCAGCTTCCATTAAGCCTCTCTTTCAGCATCAAGCAAGGCCCGTAGGATAGGACGTGCATCGCTCACTGATGGTGATGTTCCGCTGCTAGCATCATATCTAGCCTGTAGCTCAGCAAGGTCTGCTGAGCTAAACCAGATAGTGAAGCTCTTTCCCTCTTCAGGTATAGCGCCAGCCTCGTCAGAGGTAGCGCGGTATTCTATCATTATGTCGTTTACACGCATGATATCTCCTTAAGGTAGTGTTCTACGTTGAATGGTTATAGAATGTATCTCACAGTATTGTTCTCCCAAGCCATTGCCTGCACCATTACTGCCCATATGCTGAATAGTAAGCACGCTCTTCCCTGAAGCCCATCCTCCCCTAATGGCATTGCTTGATGGTGTAGCAGCTATGTGTCCTAGGTCAGCAGACAGTACAGAGCCAGTACCGCTAACCTCTACGTAAGCTCTAGTGTTCCTACGCGCAAACACCATTGTCTGTGTAAGGACCACAGTACCATCATACCATGAAACGGGACATGGTGGTGTACTGACCTGGCTTATGATAGTACCAGAAGCAGCACCAGCCCTTAGGTACATAGCCGAAGAAGCGCCATTCTTTAGAAGACGGAAACCATTAGCCTGAGCAGCATCTTCGTTAGCCGAGCTATTGTTTACTGCCTGCCAGTAGAAGCTGTTTCCGCCGGCAGGTTGTTTAGCTTTACCAACTATGATGATACGAACCTCGTCATCTAGACCTAGTGTAAGGCCAAGCGGTATGTCCAATGGTCCTCGTATGAACGTGCCCGTAGCAGTAGATATCCACTGGTATCTCCATCCATTCTCAGCAGACAATGTAGATGCTACTGAGGAGAATGCACCAGAGCCCATGCTATGTGTAAGCGTACAAGCTACGGTTGCTCCAGTATTTTCATCGACAAGGTTAACAGTTTGTGCGCCAGAAATAAACGTAGTAGGCGTTTGTTCTTTCATGTTGAACTGGCGGATGGTCTTCCATGCAAGCGGTGATGCACTGTCAGCTACATTGACAAGAGCGTAGGCATCTGCTGTGCGAGGCGAGCCATCACTATCAGTAGCTCTTAGACGAACAAGCGTAGTCTCTCCATCTACTAGCCCTGTTAATGTAGCGGTCAAACCACTATTAGATACGACACCTGGACCAGATATGATACTAACTACATAGCTTACTGGAGCGGTTGATGTACCACCGACAGCATTGAAGACTATGTCAGTAGTAGTGCTACCAGCAGCTAGGTTCTGGCTTCCAGGGAAGCCCCCAGGAGACATTGCTCCTGCGCCTGAAGAGGCCACAGTAACATAAGCAGTAGCCCTGGCTACATCGCCATTTTCATCAGTGACAGTAATGACAACGCCAACAGTCTGACCATTGACCAGGCCAGCAAGCTCACATGCTGAGCTAGTGATAGAGCTTATATAGGCCGTGTAGGTGCCTGCACTATCATATGAGATGGCTGCTATGTAGGAGTAGGGAGATGTGCCACCTTCTACAGAGGGAATGCTTATAGAGGCTGTGGTGGTGTTATGAGCTACAGCTACGGGAGCTGGTGTTGGTAAGGTGAAGCTTGCGGCTTCACCACCTGAGCCTTCGACTACAAGAGGGAATGCGCTGCTATTCTTCGATGAACTGTTGCCATCACCAAGGAAAGCATATGAAACTTTAGAAGACATGGTGTACTCCTTACTCTACGCATACGATGGTTACGCTACGTACTTGGCAGGTCGAGGCAACGATGTTTGTCTTCCAGAAGACATAGACTGTGTTACTATTGAGGAGGTGGATGGGGATATCAAGCTTGATAGTGACACCGCCAACAGTTGCTGTAGTGATGCCCGTAGAGATAGAAGCAGTCGTATCTCCTACAAGCACAACGTCTCCATCACCATCTGCACAGATGCGGACAGTAATAGCCGTTACTCCACCAGCAATATCATCCACGCTCATATACAAGGCACCCAAAGTTACCCTGTCCTGAGGGACAGTAGCATTCTTCATAAGGTCAACTGGTATGCTGTTACCGCTATCGAAAGCGTCATTACATAGAGTATCAGTCTCTTCAGTTGCAGAAACATAGAACGAACCAACCTTTGCCATTATACAACTCCTTACCACTACTACATGGTTGTAAGAGGAGGGCTAAGTAGGGAAGAATGGTGGCGCTTCTATATTAGGCACTATGCCTGTGAAAGCCTTTGTGTATTCCTCTACCTAGCCCTCCTGAATAGTTGGGAGTTCGTAAGGTTACTGGTCCTGCTTGAATGTCCTGCTTCTGAACTGCTCATTGAGAACCCTACGGTTTAGCTCAATACGCTCCTCTTGTGTAGGCATTGTCACTGGTGTAACAACACCTAGGAACGTACCCGCAGCTTGTGTAGCACTACCAGCACCCATGTTCACAGCAGCGTTATCATCCTGTCCTGATACCTCAGCGAACAACGGAGCGTACTCTCTAAGGTTACGCTGTATGCCTACATAGATAAGCAACTGCTGGATAGCAAACCAGTTACGAACACTGTCCTTGTCTCCTTTCTGGATACGCCACTGTTCTCCTTGGAAGCTCCCCTGTGCTGGGTTTCTGTCTTCAACAGAAACTGCTTCTACTCTTACATATGACTGGAATACTTCCCAGGCTGCTGGGTTCTGTTGTAGGTACCACATCAAACGTGGGTCTAGGTAGTAGCCTATGTCCTTGCCATCTCTACGGGTATCTACTCCGAGATACAAACCTATACCTGTCTGTATACCAGGAGAAGCCATCTCTGCTACGGTAGAGAGGGGCGAAGTAGTGAGGGCTTCAGTTACAGACTTCTTATCATTGAGGAGAGGCACGACAAACGAGAGGAAGTCTAATAGCTCTGCGGTACCTTGTAGCTGAGGTGTTGCTGGTCCGAACAGAGAATAGCGGGTGTTGTTCTCTTTGTTCTCCATGAGGTGAATAAATGGCCTGTACTCTACATAGTCCTGAGTAGCGAAGTTGCTTTCCCTGTCCATATTCTCCATGAAGCCGTTAGCTACAAAGGCATTCTTGAACCTAGTAGGGTTAGTGAGGAATGTCTTCAGGACATTCCGGTAACTGTTTCTTCTGAAGTTCCAGAACCAGAACACCTTGCTGATAACATTGCGCTCTATAGTCGATAGCTTGTTGTAGTCGAACAGGGACTCTCTAGCTATAGCAAGAGCTTGTGACTCTTCCATTCCTTCACTAAGGGCCTTCTTCAAGACACCAACACGGAACATGGTATCGCTCATGTTACCAAGCTCCTGATAGACGTTCATGCCACGGCCATTCTTCATTCCAAGCAAGTCCTTCATCAAAGCACCAAGCCCCTCATTCTTGATAGTAGAGTAGCCAGTAGCTCCAGGAGTAAGAGTCTTGCTCTTGTTCAGGTTAGCCCATGAAGAAAGGTCTTGGATAACAGCAGTTGTAAGCTCAGCAGATGCCTGGCCTCTAGCAATAGAACCTTCAGAGACTAGAGCGGCTAAGTCATAGTTGGTATAGACCTTGCCGTTAGGAGATGTAACTACCACGACTTCATCTACAAGACCACTACCTCTTAGAGTAGACACATCGGTTAGTCCACCAAAGAAGTTCTCGCTACCAACGATAGCACGCATGGTATTGTTCACACCACTGTCCATTAGAGTGAGGCCCTTCATTGCACCTCCTAGATAGCCACCACCTACAGTACCATAGATGATAGCTGGAGCAGTCATGAAGTTAGTAGTGAGGTACTTAATGTTGGGGAGTATGTTACCTCCAAGTACAGAGCCCTTAGCGAATGAAGTAAGCCCTCCCTCAAAGAAGGTGGATGGTGTTCCAGTGAACTCACTTATAACCTTTGCCAGACGCGCTCCCTTGCCTCCAGAGGCTTCTCTGAGGCTCTTGGTGGCAGCCAGTCCTTCTCTTATAGCCGCGTCCATTGTAGGGGCAATGGTGGGGTCTGAGAGGCGTATACCTCTACCAGTCACCTTCATTCTCTCCATAGACTCTGTGAACTGCTCTATGCCTCCACGCTGTAGCATAGCCTTGGAGACTACATCTTTGCTTCCAAGAGTAAGAGGGATGTTGCTAGCTTGTTCGAGTGGTCCTTGTGTGAGTACCCGAGAGTTAGCTGTAAGACCATTCTCTATGGAGGCAATAAGAGTATCCGCGAAAGCACGGCCACCTTCTCTTGTAAGCTGAGGAGCTACGGTACGAGCATAGGCGTCAGCACCAGCAAACATACCCGCTCTTTCCTTACCGAAAGAGCTAATGAACATATAGTCGTACAAGCCATCAACATACTCCCTAAGCTCAGCTAGGCCCTCAGCAGATAGCTTGTAGGTATCAGTAGCAGAGTTTATGCTAGTAGGGTCAACGCTCCAGTGGAATAGTCCTGAGTTCCTAAGAGCCTGGGCACTATCCTTAGTTGCTAGTCTCTCAACAGCAGTAGCTACTTCTACTTCGCCTTCTAATACACCAAACGCTCTAGTCATAGCGTTATCAATAACAGCCTTCTTGACTTCGAGCATGTACTTACTATAAGCATTAGACAGTGACTCTGGTGAAGCAAGAGAAGCCATCTTATCTTGTATGATAGCCATGTATGCTTTGTTCATATCCATAGCGTTCATAGTGTCATTGTATAGAGTAGAGGCTAGATAGGTGGAAGCTTCTCCTCTTTGAAGGGAATAGATGGTGCCGTCGATATCTACATCAACCTTAGCATTGAACTCCGAGGATGGGTCATTGGCTCTGATAGCAGGCTCGATACTTGCACCGTTAGCATCTACCTTCCCTACTACTGGCCTTCTGTTACCTATACCTTCGTAGGAACGTACTGCTCCTTGGAAGTACGTGTCCTGTCTCCTGAGTCCTCTTGATAGGTAGTCGAAGCTCTTCACGTTAACAGCTATGGCTTCTGACGTAGGCATCAGAGAAGGATACAAGCTGGCCCATTCGTTATAGGTTTCAGCGACAACAGCACTCTGTCTGCGAGATAGGTACTGAGCAGAGAGTAAGTCTACATGGTCATCTGCAAGGAACATAGGAGCCCAGTCCTTAGAGTAGTCGGCTATCTCTACAAGACCTCTGCTTTCTACAGTACCGCTTAGCTCTAGTGGTCTGGTTAGTATCCTTGTGTTGTAGATGCGCTGAGTTTCTAATGCCGCATCGTACATACTAGAGACAGCAGCCTTGTTAGTAAACCAGAAGTTTAGTTGCCTTCCCTGTAGAATAGCATGGGCGTTCCTTAGCTCTAACAATGCGCCAGCCATATCTCCTCTACTAGCCTTCTCTATGAAAGCAGACTTGAATGGTATCATATCTGGATGATGGCTAAGTAAGAAGGTAAGCTGCTTCATCTCACTAACAAGCACAGGCATATCTGTAAGTAGCTTGGTCTTACCAGTAGTGTTCACAGCATCTACCATAGACTCATACCCACCATAGAGCATAGAGATGTAGTCATCGAACATCTGAGCATGGTTAGCTGTAATGAGTTTGGTGGCATCTTCTACTTGCATCAAGCTAGTGTCAGCATCAAGGTGACGCACATAGTTATCAACAACTGTCTTAGCCCAAGCATCAGGAGCATCCAGAGTAGCTCTGTTAGAACGGTATACAGTCTTGAAGTCTTCAGGGATAGCAGAGAGCTTGTTACCAATAGCCTCAGAGAACTCAGAGGAAAGTAGTGGTTGCTTAGAAGAGGCAAGCCAGTCCCCTCCTATCTTACGGGCACCCTCTACTAGTCCTCTCTCAATGAAAGAACGGTTCAGAGCTTTAGGAGTAAGCACCTTGTTGATGTAAGCCTCCTTAGCTACAGAGCTACCAGCTAGACGCCTGATATCCTGGTCTACATCGAAGATGCTCTTGTACCCTGGCACGTTAGAAGATAGGCTGTCCATAGCTTTCTCAGCCAAGAGGTTATACCCTGCTACATCGAGCAGGTACTTACCATCATCAGTCTGGCTGAATATGCGAGTAAGCTCATTCACAACCTGTCTCTTGTTCATCCTATTAGCTCTACCTACTCCTGGAGTAACTCTGCCTCTTAGAGAAGTAGGGGCCACCATATCTAGGATGCCATCCACAAGAGCTTCTGGTACCATAACATCTAGGCTACCTTCAGCACGAGCAGCAACTACCAAGTCTCTAAGCTCACCAATAGGAGAAGCGGCGAACCTTCTTACTACACCCTCAACAGCTACCTCAGGGATGAAGCTACTCTTGGTAAGACGTACATAGTTAGGGAATGCCTCAGACAATGCTGTGCTCTCTCTCACTACTAGCGTTGCCTTATCAGCTATATCCTCGATGACCTTGCCTACACCTGTCGTTGCGGTAGAGCCAGCCTTGGGGGCTGGCGTGCTTGTAGGGAAGAATACATTGGTAAGCTTCTTGTTGCCGTAGTTCAGGAGGTAGTGTCTAGCGATAGTGCTCTTAGCAGCAGCATCCATGTTGGTTATAGCACGCAGAGAAGATAGGCGGCCGTTCCTTACAGTGGAAGGGTCTACTCCGAAACGAATAAGTGCAGCTTGGTTCAGCACATCTCTAGTGTAAGCAGGAGCATTCTTAGCCTTCAAGCCTACAGTAGTACCGCCACTCTCTTCAATGAAACGAAGAGCATCCGACATAAGCTCATCACTTGTGACAGCAGCCCCGGCTGCTATCCTGTCTCTGTTAACTACAGACAAGCTCTCATCAATAGTAGCTCTCGTGAATATGGTAGGTGCATCCATAGATAAACCTCTATGGAAGTCAGGGCTAAATAGAGCATCGGCATCAAAGGTACGTGCGATATCCTTCTCGAACTGAGCGAATGTCTTGTTGCGTGGCTTACTGTTATAGGCTTGCTCTATGAGTGCTCTCCTCTCAGGGATAGTAGCATCCTTCATATCTCGCAACACACCCTTAGCAGATAGCTCCTCAGACAACTCTATAAGCTCTAAGGTGTTCTCTCTATTCACAGGACTATCAGCGTATCTACCTAGAGCGGAGCCGACAATATCATCAGCCTTCTCAGCAGCTATGAGTCTTGGAGCAAATGGAACGCCTTCTCTTATACCAGCAAGGGTTCCTTTCTTGATAGCAGTAGCAGCAACAGAAGCAGTCTTAGCACCAAGAGCACGCTCAGCCACAGCAGCGGCGGCTGCTGTTTTAATGCTCTTGGTTACAGTACCAACACCAGGCACGATAGGAAGGAGCAGGTCAGCAACCAAGCCTGCACCACCACCGATGTATGCGTTCAGCTCTCTGTAGGGGTCATCCTTACTTAGCCCAGCAGCATCAGAAGAAGCCTCAGCAATAGATAGACCAGCACCAGTCATACCAAGACCTTCAGTTACTCTAGTAGCTACAGCGTCTACAACAGGAGTATCAGAAGTTATACCTTCGACTACACCAACACCAGCAGATACAGGAGCAGAAGATAGCCTACCTACATAGGCAAGTGGGTTCTCTATAGTAGCTCCTCCCATGCTCTGAGTAGACATGGCTCTTTCAAGAGCCCGTAAGCCATAGCTCTTAACCGTGGATAGTTTCTTATCCGTGAGGCTAGGAGTAAATGTCTCTGGGGGTTGGTTCTTAGAGAGATGGTCTAGGTACTCTTGCTTGTAGGCGATAACGAATGGGTTGTTGCCTTTCTGTTCATCAAGCTTAGCGAGTCTCTCTTCTCTGACACTATCATAGATAGGCTTACTCCACTCTTCTCTTAAGGCTGTGTCTGCTTTGCCAGTAGCACTTCTATCAAATAGAGCGGCGGCATTCTTTTCACCTGCTGTAGCTAACTCTCTTGGAAGAAGAGCCTTTCCTATCTCCCTACGAGCAGTTCCCTCAGGGAACATACCATCAATAACACCACCAATGAATGTATCATCCACTACAGAGGGAAGAGCAGTTATCGGGTCTGGACTACCACCACGAGTGAACTTAGTCTCAGCAATAGCCTTACCCAAGTCCTGAGCTTCCTGTTCTCTGTCGGAAGCTATAGATAGAACTGGACCTTGTGAGCGTGACCTCTCCATCTCTATCCTCGCCCTATCCAAGTCAGACTGTGTAGTGATAGGCAAGCGTGTGGCTGTACTGGATGGTAATGCGCCTACCGTAGTCGGGACTACAGGTGCTGTTCTAACTACAGGTGGGACTACTACAGGTGGCACCACTGTGGTAGCCTGAGAGGCTCTAGGAGCCTTTGCAGGTTCAAGCCTAGGCGCTGGTATTCTTTCGCTAGCAGGAACGACTGTAGGGGCCTCTGAGGCTGCTGTAGCTACTGGTGTAGCTGTGCTGGTAGGAGGGAACAGTCTGTCTACTGCTGCTTGGTCAGATATAGCTTCTATCGCTGCTGGCTTAAGACCTCTGCTGATGACTGCTGCCCTTTGTTGTTCAGTTAGTTTAGCCATGATATGCTCCTGTTAAATGATGCTACTACTACGTTCAGTGTCTAGCATAGAGTAAAGGGGATGGGCCGTTAAGCCCATCCCCTTATCGAACTTACTACTTATAGGTTATCCCATACGGGTGCTGCGCTTCTCCTCGTATTCTAGACCATACAGTACTTCGGCGGCTAACTTCTGTTCATCACCTTTGTACGTTCTAGCTATGTTATCTAGTTGTTCTGCAAGAGACTCGTTACCCTTGTTACGGTTAGCAGCCCACAATGCTGATACCTCTTGGCCTACGGAGGTCTTTCTCTTCTTCTCAGCAAGACCCTTCTCATAAGACTGCTTAGCAGCAAGAGCAGCCTCGGTACGCAAGCGTGTGTCTCTATCTGCTGGGGACTCTTCTAGAACGGCTAGGTCGTTATTATTCTTACGAACCTTGTCCTGAGCTATACTATCCGTTACTCTTTGAGCGGCTACGTCTTCTAGTTCCTTACGAACAGCTTCTCTTTGTGCTGCTGATGCTTGGGCTTGTAGGGAAGCAATAGTGGGGCCGCTTCCTGTAGGAACATTAGCCGCTACACTATCAGTACCAGCGTTTCCCATAGGAGCACCAGCAACTGCACCGTTGTCACTACCATCAGCACTACCAGCAGCACTACCAGCAGCTACACCAGGAGCTACACCAGGAGCTGCACCAGCCGGTTCACCATTAGCACTACCAGCACTTCCAGTTCCCATATCAGTTACACCTGATGCTGAGTAACCAGTAAGCCTCTGTATATCAGCCATAAGCTCTTCGTCAGTCATTGAAGGAAGGCCGCGCATTACTCTGTTCAACTGGTAAGCAGGGTCATCATCAGGGAACATAGCATCGAAGTACAAGTCTCTCTGTTGTTCTTTCAAGTCACCAGGGATAGGAGCATCAGGTACACCAGGCTTGTTCAGCTTAGACATTCTATCATCAACGTTCTTTATAAGCTTAGTGTAGTCAGCAACGTCGTAACCGAACTTAGCGATAGCACCAGCACTATCAAGAGGGATAGCTTCTATCTTTCCATCCTTGATGATGCCAACACTTCCAGTAGGTACTCCAGTACGTAGAGCATAGCCGTTCTTCATACGGTCCTGGTCACCTACAGATAAGCCACTAGATACATCAGCATAGGCAGCTTCATTAGCAGACTTCTCATCGAAGCCAAGGTCTATGTACTGCTGACGGGACCTATTGATATGTGCATCCATAGCGATAGAGAAACCTATATCGGCATTGCTATTATCCTTGGGAGCAGCTACAGCACTATCCAAACGTGTGTTGTAAGCGGCAGCACTCTCAGCAGGAGTAGTACCATCATCACCAGCCTTCTTCCCTATATCGCCAACAGTAGGGTCTATGTTACGAGCACCGGATGTACCTCTGACTCCAGCAAACATCATGGCTCTAGCCATAGAAGCATTCGCACTAAAGACTGTACGCCTAAAGGCTTCGCTTGCTGTGAACTCCAAACGAGCACTAGCATTCTCCTGGTTAGCTATGTACTTACCATAAGCTTCATTGGCTTGTATCTGCTTGGTAGACAGACCATCACGTAGCTTCTTAAGCCTATCCAGTTCCTTAGCATAAGCTCTGGTAGCTATATCGTAGACCTTAAGCTGGGCCTTGTACTTCAGTTCCTCTCTATCCTCTAGCTTATCGGCTAGTAGCATATACTCAGCAAAGGTTTCCCCTCTGCTCTTATAGTACCGTGTGCGGTACCGGTCACTACGAGTAGCCATATTAGTTACCTCCCTTGTTGGTACCGTCAGCTACTAGAGCTTCGATATCTTCGTCGTTAGGAGCAGCACGTCTTGTTCTTTGATACTCAGCGTTCTTGGCCTTTAGGTAAGCACGAGCAGTCTTCTTATCCATGCCAGTACGCTCCATTAGTCTCTTCAGTTCATCTCTATCGAGAGTACCTTGTTCATCGAGAGTAGAAGTTACGGCGTCGATAATACCACCAGTAGTCTTAGCAATGTTCTCACCTCTTAGCTCTTGCTGTAGGTTGAGCCTATCATTCTGTAGCTTAGATAGACGGGCTATCTCTTGCCTCTGAGCAGCAGCAGCATTAGCATCAGCAGCAAGGATACTAGCCTCAGCCTGTTGGCGAGCACCCATCTGAGTAGCATCAACAAGAGCAGCATCCACCAATGCTTGTCCTCCACGAACACCGCTAGTAGCTAATGCTTGGCCTCTACGCTGGGAAGCTTCGAGTCCTTGTCCATAGAGTTGTGCGTCTGCTCTAGAGAAGAAGGCATCCTTCTCCTGTTGTGTAAGACCAAGCGCATTCAACTCTTCCATTCTTCTAAGCTCATTCAGTCTTCGTAGGTTAGCTTCATCCTCACTAGTGGAAGCACCAGCTTTCTTCTCAGCTATCCTTCTACCAGCGATATCTACAAGACCAAGTACACCTTTCGTAAGTACATTGCTTGTAGGTAATAGAGCACTTACACGACTAGCTAAGCTCTCAGGTTCAGTAACTGTAGTAGGAGTAGGCGGGGGAGTAGACTTGGCGCTTTGAATACGACGTAGCTCCTCTTCCTCTTCATATGATAGTGTACCAGTAGGCTTTCCAAACATTTGTATTCTCCTTGAAGGTAGATGATGTTGCTCGCTTGATGACAGGCGGTAAAGTTTCTTGAACTATTTTGAGAGAAAGTGAAAATAGGTATAGACAGAGTTTGGGCGCACGTTCTACACTCTGGCATCGCCAGCAAGGAAGGGAGTAGGTGCTCTGAAGAAGCAAGGTGCCGCCCCCAAGGAAGGCACCCCTACCCTATAAGATGGAAGCGAAGAGGGTGTAGGTGCTTAAGGATAGCTGTGTTCCTTCCAGGTTGGTTCTCCTATACGCTCCCCATCAAGGGGAGCTTTGTCGTTGCTTAGCTTACAGGTTGTTTCTCTTGGCTATATAGGAGAGAAGAAGTTGGGGGCTTCTTCTCTATAGGTTACTTGGAAGGATAAGCTTACTCATTCAAAGAGCCACCATATTCCTCCTACAAGCCCACATCAATATATGAGAGAGGGACTCTTAATAGTAGTACCGATGCTGGAAGCCGTACATTCATGGTAGCCGACCTCATAGAATGTCTCAACACAGAAGGTATGACTACCAGCAAACCCATTCTCATTACGAGGGTCTACCAATACCTGTACGCTATGCCACCCCTGAGCTAAGTCTTTAGCAAGGAACTGCATACAGATGAACTTACGCATACCAGTAGCACCACCATGATAACCAGACTCTCCTTCCATGATAGAGTGCATACCGAATGTAACGGCATTCAAACCATCCTCACTGAAAGCATAAGCCCTCGTCTCATTACCTCGCACATCACTACCATCAAGAGCTAATACATACAAGCTCTGTTGTCCATCAGAACGAGACTGACCTGAACCAACAGCAGTAGTCCAAGGATACACAGCACCTCTACAGCTATCGTTCTCCTCTTCACGAGCAAAGAAGCTTAACTCTATAAGAGCACTACCCGGTGCTTCCATGTAGAACTGCTTAGCTAGTTGTGGTACGGATATGTACCGTACCGAAGTCATAGGATGTTGCCTCTTGATAGTAGAGGTATGATACTGCCTCTCTTGTATCGTAGAGATAGTACTAGCTGAGTAAGAGTTGTACTGGTCACCTGTCATGAAGATAGCATCACCTGTTACACCAAAGAACTCTCCTTCTTGAAAGTCCTGTGTTGAGAAGGTGTCTGTATCGTAGTCAGTAGGCTCTATACCGGCATTGATATAGAGGCGCGCGGCATCCATATTCTGCTTCAAAGACAAAGCATTGAGGATACCTGTAGAGAAAGTATTAGGTGGAGAGAAAGGCATAGTGTAGTTCCTCCTTAGAACTTAGCATGATGATACCAACCATACCTATCTGTCATCCCAACAGTATAGTGGTCCGGGTCATCGAAGAGTATCTTAGCCTTGATAGCTGTAAGAGTAGTATCATTCGTAGGTAAGTACAGGGCCGTTAGAGGAAGACGCTCATAGAACATCTGCTTAGCATCAGAAGTACCTGTTGTACCTGAACCAGCACAGATATGACTGTAACCCCACCAAGGACCTATGGGCACATCCACTCCACCAACAGTGATATAGAGGCGTAGGTACCAAGAGGACTCTGCTCTTACTATAACAGAAGAGGCTCCGCTTACAGTAGTAGTAGTCACCAATGGGTTGAAGCCTACTCTCAATGCGTGTCCTGCTTCTATAATAAGTGTCTCAGTGAGAGTCCATATGGTTACGGCCGAGGAGCCGTAACCCTCACCTCCATAGGTAGTAGCTGCTTCATTCAGGTAGTCGTTAGTGATGTTGGGTTCTTGGGAGAGATGGTTCCTTGTAAGACATTCTGTTCTAGTGTTAGTAGCATCGACAGCAGCACTAGCTGTTTGTAGGTTAGCAAAGAGAGAGTTCAGGCCCGTAGCAGAGAATAGGCCGCGACTCTTTTGATAGATGAATGTAGACTCAGACATGTAAGCTCCTTATCTGTACTGGTGACGACAGAATAGTTGTGTGTTGTAGAGGCGGACAGTTGCTCTCTCTACAGTAGTGATGCCAGTTATAGTCTCGCCCGCTCCATTGAAAGTGGCGGAGAACCTTATATCCACCTCACAAGCATCTTTAGCTGGTACACTTATAGAGAATGGAAGGTTCACAGTTCTTCTCCTACCAGCAGGCTGTGGTCCAGTAGTAGCTACCATTACGTTATCGACAAAGACATATATCTGCCATCTCCAGTCAGCACCGTAGTTACCTGAGAAACCACTACCACTAGTAGAGACGAAGAAATACTCCAGGTCTACAGCAGCATTACCACGGAGGAAACCTTCCTTAGTAGGGAAGCGCAAGAACACTCCATCATCTAAGAGAGAAGAGAGAGGCACAATACCTGATGCCCAAGTAGACTCATCAGACTCTAGCTCTACACGAGGAGGCCCTAACACACTAACAGCAGGGTCCACATCCCTATCCCAAGAGAAGCTATCAAGAGCACTTACTGTATGATAGTAAGCCTGGGTTGCCATAGCAACCCCAACACCATCAGCATTGCTACCATCAGGCTTAGAGTCTACGTTACTCCTAACAGATGGAGCTATCCTAGCTCTGGAGGTACCTTCATATGGAAGCTGGTCAGATGATAGAGCACCGTTGAACTGTGCCAATATACCTGATGCTTCTAAGTTGATAGCTTCAGGAGTAGCATAGTCTCTAGCTATAGGGTCGATAACAGTAAATGTCTTCATTGGTTAAGTCCTTATGGTTTGATGTTGAGTGTCATCTTCCTACCAGCCACCATGTATTCTAGCTGGTAAGAGATAACTTGGAAGGTAGTGTTGCCTTTAAGAGTGAAGCGCATACTGTTACAGTTACCTGTGAGTATATCCCAGCGTACTCTTGTAGGACGTCTCTGAGCCCACCTGGACGTTCCTATAGTGGCAGGAGTCCTATCCCCTAGGCTGAATGTAGTAGGCCCGTATAACGCATCCTCAGAGGCTGTAGAGTAGTTGTCTGCATAGGCAGTAGGTCTTGTACCCTGAGAGGTAGTGTCATCCGAGTAGTCCTTAGAGAGTAGTAGCTCCACGTTGTTGTGACCCCAGGTAAGAACCTCCACCTCCACAGATAGATATTGCTTCTGTAGTGAGGAGTCTCCTAGGTCTATCCAAGATGACTGCCATTGAGCAGTCATCTGAGGCTTAACGGTAGTACCTGTTATAGTCTTGGTGAGTTCTACTTGTGTGTATGTTAGAGCTTCCCCTCCACTTCTACGGGCACTCCATACTTGAAGGCCGTTAGGGAATAAAGAATAGGTGCCGCTTACTAATGTAACTTCCATACGAGGAGCAAGAACAAACCATCCACCTGGAGCTACAGCTATATCATTGTAGACGAAGTTCGCTTCTCCATCTTCAAGGTCATGTCTAAAGGACCACCCACCAGTACCTACATGCAGTACAATACTACGAGTGTTGTAAGTACCTCCATCTACAGGGAACAGACACCACCACTCTTTCTCTTTCGTAGAGAAGGAAGCTGTTGCTCTTGCTATAGAGGCTTTGCTTAGGCGGTCCATCTCTTCCTGTATCGGGTCTGATATCTTAGTGAGGCTTACTTGTGAACCTCCTAGTGTACCTCCCTTGAAGGCATAAACACCATCATAGGATAGGAAGACTACACCGATAGAAGGTATGTTCGTAATAGTGTTCGTAGCTGTAGTGCCGATAGAGGAATGCAGGGTGGTACAGATATAGCCTGAGCCTGTTTGTCTTATCACTTCTATGCTATGCTCTCTGAATACTAGTAGGTTATCGTAGTGTGGTATGAGTGCAGTAATAGCGCCGCCACCTTTGTTACCTACATCAAAGTACGAGAGCAGTCCAAACTGCTCGGGTAAGCCAGACTTAGAATAGATAAGCTTAGTCTCAGTTCCCTGTCCACCAGCAAGCCACATCCTATTATCCCAAGAAGCAGCATACCTATAGCTAGAAGAGATAACGTGTGACTCTATAGAAGTAGGTGCTGGTGTGTTGAGCAGGTCATCAGGTGTAGAGTCTGTGTAGTTACGGGATACGTTCTCATCTACCTGAGCTACCAAGTAGTATGTCTCTCCTACTCCATCTGCTCTCATTCCTTGTAGGTTCTTAGTACGATAGATACGACGAGCCACTGTACCTGCTGGGCCCGTAGGAAGGTATTGGAAGTACACTGGATAAGTTAGGCCCGCTTCCTTTTGAGTCCAGCTTACCTGTGCGTATGAAGACATAGGAGACTCACTACCTGTATCTGTAATGAATGTGACCTTGTATCTGTAGTGGCTTACTTCTTCATCACTTGGGTTACCTAGACCAGCACCGTCATTAGAGTCAAATGAGATGCCGCCGAAACTATCATTCCTTGGATAGTCATAAGTAGATACAGGAGTAGAGATAGTACAGGTACCATCGAAGTACTGTGGGTCTGGAGCAAGTAGTAATGGTGCAGGAGTAGGAGTGACGAAGCCAAAGCTCTCCACTCTATCTCGCCCCCAAAACTTAAGCATAGGGTCTTTGCCATTCAAGATAAGAAGCATCCTACCAAATGGAGCGAACTGTTCATCAGGGTCATCAGCCTTAGCTGCTGACCTGTTATAAGAGATAGTGTGTGTAGGCTTATAGCTTGTAGAGACAAGACCACCAGGGTTGTTCACTTCATAGGTAAGCTCACCACCTCTCTTAACGATAGCATATACTTCAGCACCTCTATGTCTTTCCCAGAAGAATAGTCTGCTGTAAGATGTAGTGTTAGCTATAGTCTCTGAGTGGCTAGTAAGAGGGATATATGGCTCGAACCCTTTATCATTTACGAAGCCTCCAGAACTATCATCATAGCGCATGTTCACTATAGATGTAGCAGTAGAAGGTGCCGCCACACTTCTCTGGTCGATACTAACAACACCAAGCTCTTTAGTTGTAGAAGCTTTCATATTACACCTTCCTCAATGGACCATTCAAGAATGGAGTAGGTCTTCCACTAGCAAAGGAACCACGAACAGCAGTAGAGTCCACTAGCTCTAAGTAGCGTGAACCTATATCCTTCAAGGCTCTCTCATACTTGTTAGCATAGACAGAAGCAAGTTGTACATTGCCGCTCTTGTTATATACATCTTCAAGGACAGACCACACTATTAACTGGTGCATCTCATATGGTAGCTCAGGAGTATCAGTTTTAGCTGCTAATAGGTTAGGCTTCTTCAAGTAACGTACATCCACTGAATAGATGTAGTCTCTGTTTCTTGGAGGGATAGTAACACCCGTACTTGTGAACTCAAAGAACTGAGTCCAAGCATCTAAGCGTGGGTAGAACTGGATACGGAAGTGTTGCCCGTCCCATTCCTTGTAAGCTGCTGTACCTGGAGCAAATGAGTTAGTCCATAGGATAGTAGCAGTAGCCTCAGTGTCAGCAGTCAATAGAGGTAGGTCCTGTCCCTTTAAGTAAGTGGGGTCACCAGGCTGGTGACCAGTTCTTACTTGTCTCCACTTGGGTAGGCCAAGCCTTTCTCCTGTAGCTGGGTTGAAGTTCTGGTTATACCAAAGCTCCTTTCTCATTCCCTCTAACGGCCTGAGTGTACCAGGGCCTGCTGTGTAGGTGGTATTGAGTGATGCCATCTCCTTATCATCCCAGGTTAGGAACTTCACTGTGGCATTGTACTTCTGTGTAGGTGCTTGCTTGTTCTCTGGTACTTGGACTATGACTGGTTCAGAAAGAGGTCCGCGTTCCTTTGTAGGTGTTACGAATGACCAGCATAGCTCATAGAAGGATAGCTGTTCTAGGTTACCATCAGAGGCACCTTCAGATGCAGTGAAGTCTACTGATAGCTTCTCTCCAGGTGGTACATGTACTGGTGGTCTAGGTACATAGTACTCTGCATAGTTGCTAGTGGTATTCTCTAGTGTGGGATAGCTATCTAGTTGTGATGGCAAGACACATGGTATTCTTGTTCTTGGGGCTCGTAGGGAATATGATGGCGCGTCTACATGAGTGATACCTAGTATCTCCACACAGTCTTCAGGGAGAGTGTACTGCTTACACTTGATGGTCCAGTCCAAGTAACCAGTGACGGACGAGCTTCCATCTACTACTCTTATAGGCTCAGAGACAGAGATGCTGGTTGGACTTATTACTTCTACGATGGTGTAGTCTCTACCTTCAAGGGTAATGACGTTGCCTTCGTATGCTTCTCTATAGAGAGAGGTATATCTTAGTGCTTCAGAGAATGTGATAAGCCTCTGCCCATCAGAGTAACTGGCTTCAGGGAGGGAAGCCCCGTTGGCTTCCCGTTCAGGGGTCATATCAGGATGTACTCTCATGCTCATAAGCTGAGTAGTGAACACCCACCTACGATGGCTCCATAGTCTAAGGTATGCTTCATTGATGAGGCTATCTAGTTGGTTGTTGTAAGACTGTAGTTCAGGTGCATAGTCTGTTACTGACTTCACCATGTTTCTTATACTCTGTAGGTCCATTATGAGTACTCCTTGTTTATGAGGCTAGGTAGGATGGAATATGTTGCCGCCGCTCTTTTACACTACAGCAGGTTCAGGTCACTCCTTCTATTAGTGTCAGGTCTTCTACTCTTTTTTCTTAAACCTCAGCTTAACTCTTGTATATTCTTCTTCCTAACTACATCATACACTTATACCTCAAAGAGCAAGCCACTTATGTAAGCAGAACAGCACAAGCACCACCCTATATAGCACGAAAGAAGAAGCCCTGGCACAAGGCCAGGGCTTCCTATATCAGCCGAAGAACCAGCTTAGCTTAGAACCGCTTGAATACCCAGCATGGGGCGAACCCAGCAGTATCAGCATCAAGGGACTGTCCACAGACAATAGCATTAGCAGCATCAGCAAGGGTACCAGTACCAGCAGTAGTGTCTACGCTCAGCGGAGAACCAGCAGCGACACCACTAGTCACCTTAGCACCAGCCACATAGCCAGAGGTAATGACCTGGACCTTCTCACCATCGAGAGCAGCCGACGCAGCCACACCACACACTACTGCACCAAGGGCAGTAAAGGCGGCAGTCTGAACGTACAGGACGTTCTCTGCGCCGAGCTTAGCAGTATCAAAGGTAACCCAGTCACCCTTAGCGACAGCACCGCTAGCAATGAAGATATCGCCTTCAGGGGCGGATAGCTTAAGAGCTACGACACCAGTTTTGTATTCAACACCATCACGAAGAAACGGAATAGTAGACATGTTATATCTCCTTTAGTAGTTGGGGTTAGTTCTTAGATACCGCTGAGAATACCACAACCACGGAGGTGGTCGGCAACGAGCTGGCCCTTGAAGAGAACGTGAGCGGTGAGAGCAGCAGTAGCTGGGTCAACCATGAAAGAGCTAGCCTGGAAGTTACCATCCTTGTGGAGGACGAGCTTCAGTCCAGAGAAGTTCAGCATCATAGCAGAGAAAGTAGTTGCCGATACGGAAGAGCCGTTCTTAGGCATCTCGTTGTCCTGCATGACTACAGCACCAGCAAAGGCGAGCTTCAGGTTACCACCGTCAAGAGCAGCAGCATCAACGTAACGCTCGTTCCCATAGAGAGCAGACTTGTAGGCTCTGAAGGTAGCTGGGTTCATGATGATACCCTGGACCTGGCCACTAGAGGTAAACTGGTTAGCCTCTTGGTATAGCTCGGTGAGGTCAGCTACAACGGTAGCTGCCGTTCCCTGGAAGAAGGAGTTGTACCATCCCTCAGCGTCGATAATGCTCTTCTGGAGTCCACCAACAGTGTTGGTCTGAGTAGCAGCAGCAGCAGCACCAGCCTCTAGGAAGCCACCAGTAGAGAACTCACCGTTCAGGGTGTTCAGGCTGGTCGGACCTACACCAGAGATAATGCGGCGGTTCAGTTCTCTACGGAGAGAAGACATAACAGCCTCTAGCTTAACCTTCATGAGCCCAACGATAGCATCGGGACCGCTGTTCTCCATCTGGTCCTTCTGAGTAAGAACGATGGGACGAACAAGGTCACACCACTCGTACTGAGCGCGGTTCATGATGCTACCAACGGTGAGGTCGATAGGCTCGTAGCCAGTTACAACTTCAGTCGTGACAGAGTGCTCACCGATAACAACTGGACGAACGATGCTAGAACCACCAGGGACTATCTCAATGCCCTTGAGTTCCTTAGCCATATCCATAAATGGCAGTTTCTTGTAGAGAAGGTCAGTCTCTTTCTTGCTGTAGTGCTGAAGCGTAGTAGAGAGTACGTCGATATTTGCAGCCATAGTAGTTACTCCTAAGTGTTTTGGTTAGTGAGTAAGAGCCCTGTTGGCTCTTACGTTATAGGTTACAACTTGCATTCCTTCTATGAGTTGGTGTCCTATATGGTATAGGGTCTTCTCTTAGAAGAAGCGTTTTGGTTGCTACCAGTACTGGTTACCATTGGTTAGGTGCAGCTACTATAGCTAGGAGTTCGCTTACAACTCCTTGTTCACTTCGTAGAAACTATGTAAGGTTCTCTGCTAGATAGGAGGGAATATGGTGGCGCGTTCTATTCGTGATACACCTACTCCTCTTAGCTTTCACATATTTCCCTTCGGGGGTTTCTTCTTCCTTCTCTTACGGGCCAAGCGTCCTCGCCCTTCGGGCTTCGGTTCTTTGGCCTGTCTCAGAGGCTACAGCAGCCCTTGGCTGCGTCCTGCGTCACAAGCAATGTCAGTGTATAGGTAACTCGATACAGAGGCTCTCAGAGCCTTCAGTAGCCCGAGAGAAGCTCCTATACTTTTCTGAATATATTTGCTTCTAGGTATATACAGCGGGACATTCTATATGAGAGAGTTCATTTATTCGCTGAGGTGTACTATGAAGTTATTCGATAAGGCATTGTTTGAAGAGAAGCTATTAGATGGTGATGAGGGGGAACGATGCTTTAAGCATTGGGCCAATGAGACTGATGAGGTACTGAGTGTAAGCAAGGTACCTCATCAGTCATACCCTTATGACTTCTTGGTTGAGTTTGAGAAAGTAGGTGTTTGTACGTTTGAGATAAAGACTGCTTGCCCACGCTACGATGGAAAGCCTTGGGAGGCTTTCACCGCTGAGGTGTGTAGTATCTATAATGGTAAGGAACACATACCGGAGTATCGCGCCTTCACTGATGAAGTAGACTACATCGTCTACTACGACAAGCAAGCTAGCGAACTGTATTTCTATGAGGCTAGCGAGTTTGCTAGCTACGTAGAGAAGAATGTGGGAAAGGCCCGCATGAACCAGTACGGGACGGCGCGGTACATATTTGTCCCGAAGGCATCGCCTGCTGCTGGGTTTAGACGTTGTTATAAGTGGGACTCTGTATGGTCCCTAAAGGAGTATGTATAATGATAACTGGTATTTACAAAATAGAAGCACTCTGCCCCGTAGCAAGGATGGCCCGTGTGGCCATCTATATTGGGCAGAGCAAAAACATTGAAGCCAGATGGAAGCGACACTACAAACGCTTCCCACCTGACCAGTACAGCTATGAGGTTCTACTAGCCTGTGATGACGACTACCTGGACTTCTTTGAGAAGGCATTCATCGACGGCTATGATAGCCATCGCAATGGCTTGAACAAGACTATTGGTGGTACAGCTATCAAAGCTAGGTATCCTGATGCAGAAACCAAAGCTAAGATGTCTGAAGCACAGAAGGGGAAGGTCCACTCCGAAGAGACTAAAGCTAAGCTATCCGAAGCACGCAAAGGAAAGACTGCCTCCGAAGAAACTAAAGCTAAGATATCAGCAGTTCAGAAGGGTAAGCCTATGTCCGAAGAGCAGAAGGCTAAGATAGCGGCAGCTAAGAAGGGCAAGCCTCGTTCTGAAGAGACTAAGGCCAAGCTATCGGCAGTCCAGAGGGGCAAGTCTATATCCGAAGAACATAAAGCAAAGATAGCGGCATCTAATAAAGGCAAGAGTCGTTCTGAAGAAACCAAAGCTAAGATGCGTGAAGCTTGGAAACGTAGACGTGAAATAGAAGCACAGTAGAAATACAAAGGAGTACGTGAAAATGTCGAATACCGTGTACTGCAAACTGAAAGTGCTGAGTAATGTGAGTAGGGAGCGTGTAGAGGAGTGGCTTGGTGAAGACGAACTCGAGTACAACGAGGAAGAGAAGAGCTATGGCTGGACCTCTAGGGGTGCTCCTGACGTTATTAGTGTGTTCCAGTTCCACACCATGTATGGTGGGTGCTTCACCTTCTCGTATGAAGATGTGCTTGCTAATGTGCTTGTAGAGGTTAGCTTCAAGGACAGTCCCACACACACTGAGATATACAAGGACGAAGATATGGCTGTGGATACAGCAGAGGCGGAGTTCCCTAGTGACCATCCTTTGAAGTGGCTACCGTTCTAAGAACTACCAACAAGAAAGAGGGAGGCTTTGGCCTCCCTCTTTTCATTTCCTAGTCTTGGATAGCTTACAGGTTCACTCCCTTCAGGGATGCGAAGTAACGGTAAGCATCACCGGGAGTAGCAAAGTCTGGTTCTCCTACAGGCCCATTGAGGTTTCTACCTGGGCTTGTCTTAGCAAAGGACTCCTGCCTACTCTCCTTTAGCTGTCTAGCCTCAGCAAGTTTGGCGGCTTTCTCTTTTGCCAAGCGTCTACCTTGGACGAAGTAGAATGCCTCTTCTAGTTTCATCTCTTCATTTGCTTTGAGTAGTTCAACAACCTCAGCTTTGATGGCTGGGTCATTCAGTTCAGGGTTCGCTTCTTTGAAGGTAATGAGTTCCTTCTTACGGGCCAATGCTTCTACTTCACGTTTGAGTGGTTCCAGTACAGACTGCATATTACGTGCGGCTTCTCTTTCAATGAGCAGTTGTCTTTGTGCATCATCATAAGGGTCTAGCTCGGTAGTGTCCTCTGCCTTGGTTCTAAGAGAACGAGTGAAGTCGCTATCAGTCAGTAGCTTAGTCTGCTCTGAGAGCTTGGTGCGTTCAGCTTCCAGTTCCTTCTTCAAGGTAGATAGCTCTGCCATCTTACGAGAGTAGCTTGAACGTAGGTTCTGGACTACCTTGCGAGCTTCACTAGGAAGCTCAGCTACTACTTCATGTGCTGGCCTACCTATCTTATGGGTAGCTGTAATATCTGATAGAACTTCATCGTCTTTGAAGGAAGCATTGATAAGCTCTTCGATATCTATTTCTTCAGGGGCGAGTAGGGGAATATTGGCGGCCTCTTCTACTACAGGGCTACTGATATCCGGTACTGGCTCGGTCACAACGGGTGAGGCGTTGGGTGTCGTCATAGTAGTGTTCCTTTATTCGTTAGGTTGTTAGTCGGTTATGATGCCATCGACCTTAGGACTAGAGGCAAGGGCTAGGTAGTCAGCAGCCTCACGGAGGTCTGCGATAAGCTTGTCCATCTCTAAGCTGCCCAAGTCTCCGGTCGTCAGCAGTCTATCAAGGTTCTCAAAGTAGGGACTATGGCTATAGCCAGAAAGCGAATATGGTGTTAGCTTGTTCATTTCAGTGTTCCTTTAATGGAGGTGGCCCCACGAGGGGCCACCGTGATAGGTTCAGGTGCTTACATTCTAGAAGCGAAGAGGGCTTCTACATCCTCTTCTACTGGCATCGTAGCATCTTCCGGCTCAGAAGCTACTTCCTCTTTCGAGGACTCCTCCTTCAGAAAGCGTCGCAGCTCTCTGTCCTTCGCCAAGAGGTCAAGCTTACCACCTAAGAGGCCGAGGTTCTTGTCGTCCGTAAGAGCCGATACATCGAAGGCTAGGTCAGGAGATACCACCTCTTGTTCTACTGCATCTTCTACTGCATCTTGTATCATGATAAGTGCTTTGACTATAGGGGTAGGTATTACCGTCACTACTTCTTTTACCTTATCGAAGGCTGGTAGGGAGAATAAGGCGGCGACCTTATTCAAAGAGTCCAGGAAGATGTTCATAGCTTCCACACTCCACTCTCCCTTAGGAGCCATATCAGAGAGCAGGCCCTCCTCTTCGTTCTCTACCTCAGAGATAGATACAGAGACTTCTTTTAGTTGGGGGCTCTTCAGTTCTTTGTTCATTCCAAGCATGTCGTTGATAGCCATTGTGTTCAAGCTCCTTATTGTAGTAGGTTAGTAGCCAGTATCGAAGTCACCAGCTTTGAAACGCTCAGCCGTATACATCTCACCAGAGGCAGCTTCCTTATCGCCACCGTGCTTAGTAACGAGGTCATTGTACTCGTCATTCACTTTGTCTTGCTTCCTAATAGCAATGTCTCTTTGCTCTGTATAACGGTCTGCAAGCTCATCAAACTCTGATGCCGTCAAGCGAGTGAAGCCTTTCTGCTTCATCATCTGCTCCTCCTGTCCCTTGCCTTCTACTCTACAGCCTGCTTGCTCAGACCAGAAGCTCTCTCCTACACGGGCTGGTAGAGATATGGCACGAGGCATGTGTACATTACACTTAGGACACTGTAGCGTAGCATCAGCAGATGCTCTTTGAAAGAAACGCTCTTCTGTTCTATAGCATGAGGGGCAACGGTATTCTCTGATAGGCATATTACACCTCTCCTTCTGGCATACCAACGGCAGCAGCAGCATCCACTTCCTCTACGGGTACATCAGCGTCAACAGGCGGAGGCGTATCGACAGCCGGTTCAGGGACCGGCTCTTGCAGGAAGCTATCTGGAAGACCGAAGACACGGATAAGCTCTTCCTTAAGGACAGGCATAGGTACACCAAGAGCAGTAAGTGTCTCCAATAGGTTCAGTAGTCTGTTCTGTTTATCAGCATTGGATAGTGGGGTGGCTCCTTGGTCTAGTGCATAGAACCTGAAGTCGTGGTCTATCATGCTACTAGTGATAGCGCGGGCTTTCTTGTTGACCATGATGATAGGCTTCTTGTCTTCATCGAGGTTAGTTACTAGTGCTCTTAGATAGATGTGAGACAGTAGCTCTATAGCCTCGTCACGTTCTCTAGCCATACGACCTATCTCAGATGCAGTATACTGAGCTAATGCTGTAACCTCAGTAGCTGTAGCCCTAGTGGCTTCTCCTCTAGCGAATGGAGCCAGTACTGAACCACGGGAAATGTCTTGCTCGATGGCTTGTAGGTACCTATCAAAGTTAGCAGAGATAGGTTCTACCGGTACTGCTTTGATGACACCTTCAAGGTTCTCACCTTCAATAGCTATCATGAGTCCATCAACACCTGCTGTGAGCTTAGCTAGACTCTCAGCGTCGATAGCATCCTTCTTGTAGAGGTACTGTCTGCTGTCCCTGCGGACAGCGTTAGCCCAATGGCTTCTTAGGATGTTCTTCTCTGCTAGCTGGTCATATATTCTTCCAAGAGTGCTGTATCCTTCTAGGGGCCTATCAGGTGTTCTGCTGTAGTACAGTGGCGATACAGGAAGGAGAGCAGTTCCATCAGGGTTTCTTAGAGGAATGCTTGAAGAGAATAGGACGCCGTCGTTGTCTACAGCTTGTGGGCTATAGAAGTGTAGCTTGTCCCTTACCAAGTCATAGAACTCCACCACCTGTATGAAGCGTAGGTCATCTGGCAGGAAGCCATCTCTTACTTCTGTGCTATCAAAGTAGTTGGGCTTGGATATGGGCTGTAGTGTTGCCTTGGGATAGAGCTTTCTTGCTTCTCCTAAGGGCAAGTAGTAGTAATGGCCGCAGTACCTTTGCTCTTCCCACAGGTCAGCTTCTCTATCTACAATAACTACCCAAGGCTCTAGTGCTCTAGCGTTTACACTCTTAAGTACATTCGCGCTTGTCTTAGGTGTGACCTTGAAGAACGACATTGGGTATATCAGAGCTAGGCGTGAACCATTCTCTAAAGCTTTCCTGCTACCATTGAGCCAGTCATTAACGATGCTCTTGGCTACGTCAGTGGACTCAGGAGACGCGATGATAGAGTCAACCTCTACTGATGGTGCCTTCTCGAACAGAGCAGCCATAAAGGACTCTACGAAGGCATAGCCATCTGCTGTCTCTACTCTGATGTTACCAGGGATAATATCCAGTCCCTCGAAGAACGTCGTCATATACGCTGCTCTCAGTCGCTTCATCTCAGGAAGACGGTCCTGCCAGTAACGAGAATGCTCCTCCAGTACTTGCTTGATGATGGCAGCGATATCAGATGATGTTTCCATATGTTACTCCTTATAAGTGTTCATGGCTATGTAGATGGTAAAGGCTCAGCGTTTGCGTAGACCTTGGTATGATAGGTCATTGGTGAGTTTCTCTAGGTTCTTCTTACGAGCCCAGTCAGGGATGAACTCTGCTGTTGGTATGCGTACTGTCTTAAGACATTGGAATGCTAGTGCTAGTGAAACTACAAAGTCTCCATGTGTCTTCAAGTTACGAGGGAAGTCTATGTTGCCGCTTTTGTTTACGAAGAAGGCTCGTAGCTCTAGCATCGTTAAGCTGTCGATAGTCTGGATAAGTCCTTGGCGGAATGCTTCTTTAAGCTCCTCAAACAACTGCCACTTGGTTTGGCTGTTAGTGTTCCAGTCCTTGCAAGTATCAGGGTGTTGCCATAAGCAAGAGAAGTTACGGTGCCTAAGTTCGTTGAGTAACCCAGCAGCAATGCCATTCCCTTCTATGAGCACCTTGGCTTGTCCATATTCCTTGCTTAGATGTTCAATGATGTTGGCTACCGCTGGGTAGCCCTGTGTGTTGGAGGACCATACAGCTACAGGAGAGTATGTGCGCTTGTCCATTACGGTGACGACTGTTGAGTCGCCACCTGTGCCTGTGCCTACGTCTACTCCGATACCATAGGCGTTGCCTCTCTCTGGTTTGCGAAGGTAGTAGATAGAAGTGCTTGGTGACCTTGGGTATGTATGTACTAGGCTCAGGTCTTCTTCAGTGAAGTAAGCATCGCTCTTACCGCCATAAGCTTCATCTATTGTCAGTGGGTATTCTCTACGGAACTTGAATAGACCGAAGGCTTGTACATTGATACGCCTCCAGTAGAGTTGCTCGTCGCTCAGGTTGAACTTAGACTTTAGCTGTTCCTCTTCTGAGGTTAGGGTTAGGCCGTTAGAAGGAAGCTCTTCTTTATAGTGTACGTGTTCAGACCAAGGGAAGAATAGAAGGCGCATGTTACCTTCTCCTCTAAGGGCCATTGCTACGTCATCATAATGTGGGTCACCGAAGTTGTTTGCAGTAGACTCAGTGATAAGCCTACCCTTGTTCACAGCAGCAAGAGCAGTAGCTTTGAGTTCCTTACCGTCATCAGCAAAGGCATACTCTGATAGGTGTACGTAGTTAGCTGAGAAACCACGAAGACCACCCTTCTTCTCTGAGGAGTAGAATAAAGCCTCGGCTCCTGTGTCTGGTAAACGCATGACTGTATCATTGAGAGGAGTAACTGGCCTCTTCAAAGCATCAGGTAAGCCAGCATAGAAACGCTTCCACATCTCTTGCAAGCGAGCTACGGACTCGGCTCCGTGGCTCATTACACATACGACAATGGGAGTCTTGCTAGTATACCACTTCCAGAATAGGTACGCGGATACAAGCGTGGATGAACCTATCTGCCTACCTTTCAGTATGACTATGTTCTCTTTGGTTGTCTCGAATGTATCGACCATTCGTACCTGTTCGTTGTTCAAGGCAAAGTCTACTTCCACCGAGTCCTTGTTTCTTATCACAAGTCTAGATATGAACTGAACAGGGTCATTGTAAATGGCCTCTATTTCAGGTGAGAGTATGATAGGCTTATGCCTCTTTCTTCTAGTAGGTGCCATTGGTTATGCCTTCTTCTTCTCAACCCAAGTTGCAAGCTCAGTTACCTTGCCATCATCATCTTGTCCAAGAGCTTTGTTGCGTGCGTTGTCCGCACACAGTTGCTGTACTCCCGCTGCGAGGAATGTCTTACCGTAACGAGGTTCCTTGGCTTCATCAATGTCCTCGATAGTCTCTTCAAGCATAGCCCATACAAGAGCTATGATATCCTTTTCCTTAAGAGCACGGTTACGTTTAGTTGATACTCTCATTCTTCACCTCCAAGTTTGGTTGTCAGATAGACGCTTGATAGCTTTGTGGTACATCTCGAAGATGTTCTGTCTCGATGTACCAAGCTCCTTACCTATATCGTCGTAGGTTCTATCCTCCACTAAGCGTTTGTAAAGAACAACCTTTTGTTTCTCGGTGAGGATGTTCAGCCTACATACGCCTTCTATAGTGAAGCTAGGTTCCTTTTCCTTCTCTGAGGTGAACGACCCATCCTCTTCTACTTCGCCATCTATAGTGCTTATGCAGGCAGCTTCGTGGGAAGCTACCTGTGCTATACGTTCTATACCGTTGTTCTCGGGGAATATTAGCTTTGTGAACTTCTTCATGGTGTACTCCTTGAATGGCTAGGTAGGGAATAAATGGATGGGCCGCTTCTTAACGGTACTACTCTTTGCCTTCATTTCTAAGGCGTCGGAATAGCTCTATAGCTATCTGCGTGCTGTTGCTATCACTATCAGCAGGTGGATGGTATGCGGCTTGTGCGTGCTTGTTCGTATTTCCAAGTGCAAACTTTATAGCTTGTAGGTTTAGCAGTTCGTTGTGGTTATCACAGTAGTAGTGGTAGTATTCAGTACCGTGCAGGCTTTTGTTGCTAGAATAGAACAGTCTATCATAGGCTTCTTGGTTTGCCTCTATCAGCACCAAGATGTACTCCCAGCCAACTATGTCGTGGTTCTCCATGATATCGGAGATGAGGTGTTTGGTAATGCCGCTGATAAGGAAGAGAGCCTTATCGGGTGGTAGGTTGCTGAACATGCTATTCGTCTCCTTGGAATACTACGGTGAAATATGCGGATACTCTGTCTAGGTTCAATACATCATCGGCGTCATAGGCTTTGGTACCATCCCATATGAAGCGTTCTATCTTGGTGTAGTGTGCCTTTCTGAAGGCTGTACGTACTGCTGTTAGAAGCTCTATCCTCATGCTCTTGTAGAGAGCGGGGCTCATGTTCTTCTTAGCCCATACACTGAACTTGTTACACCAAGAGTCTGCTTGTAGGTTCCATGCTAGGGTAGTGTCTTCTCTTGTTGTTAGGGTTGGTAGTCTTGTTACATCCGGTCCTTTGGCCTTGATGCTCTTCTGGAGAGCATCAAAGGCTCCTTCATCGTGTAGGCTTACAGGCTCGAATGTCGTTATGGTTAAGCGTACTGTTCGTACTGACATTGTTGTTTTCCTTTCTTATTAGGGCTACATAGAGGAATATGGGTGGCGCCTTCTATACAAGGCACCTTCGCTTACAGGTTGTTGGTAGCTCCAAGTACACCAAGCAGGGACTTCCCAAAGGCATTCACTTCCTTAGCATAAGTCTCTCCACTGAAGCGAGTGATGTAGGCTAGCTCCTTACGGTTGATACCACTGAAGCGTTCACATAGGATAGCTACATGCTCACGGGTAAGCATAAGCACACGACCATCATCGTTCTCCATCTTGGTACGGAGAGCACGCTTGTACCTATGAAGCTGCGGGCCATCAACATTCAAACGAAGCTCAGCTTCCTCCTGGCTCATTACTCCTACACGCCACAAGAGAATAGTCTCCTCTCGGGGAGACAGGTAAGAGCAGAACAGAGAGAAGTTAGAGTCTTTGGCGAAGCGAGTCATAAGGCACCTCAGTGGTTGATGTAGTGACAGTAACATACCAATGGGAGTTTGTCTATACCTAGATGAAGAAAGTTGAAAGAAAGTTCTTGCCTTCGGCTCTTGCTTCCGCGGTCTGTTCATGGACTACCAACTACCCAAGAGACAGAGGCTTGCTTGTTCGGTGGCTGCTGCTCCCTTGCTGGGGCAGCAGCCTTTGTTTCTTGCAAGCAGGTTTCTTGTGCGAGTAGAAACTTTCTTCAAGAAAAGTGAAGAAACACAGAAAAAGGGGTAGACACGTTTTCTAGGACCTATGTATACTCGTCCCTACGAGGACAGGGAGAGAG